GTTGGTCCTGGCGACGATCCCGCCGCTTTGTCATAGCCCTTATCGCTCAAAAGATGAGCGCTATAGCCGTCTTGGCCCTTGGCTCGCTTGGCTGCGGCCTGCTTGGTCTTGAGACTGTCGGCCGAATCATCCTGCGGGACGGGCACCTGCGGTTCCGGCTGTGGAGGCGGAGGCACACTACTACCACCTAGCGCCATGGCGTTGTTCCTTTGGTCGTGATGTAATTACGCGGGGCTTGTTGCCACTGATACGGCTTTGCACCGCAACGGGAAACGCAAACGTTAGCGCCAGGGCGTCACCAGCATCAGGGGATGCCAGTCCGCGGCGCTTCATATCCTTTTTCTGCTCAAGAACCAGCCGATTGGCGTGGTCGTATTCGTACAGCGGCGCTGTCAGATCATCAGCAAGCTCTCGGTCATCAGGCAGGCAACCGCGATCCTTCAGCCAATCCCGCATGACGCCCCACATCTCAGCCCGCTTGTTGGCGTAGCGCTCCGGCCGCATGGGCTTGCCGCCTGCATTTACATCAACGACCTTGTGGCCGAGCTGTTTCAAGCGATCGACAACGCCACCGCCAACGCCTACGCCATCGATGAACACCTGCTGCGGCCTGTACCACTCGATCAGGCTGGCCGCTTCCGATGCCGTCTGCATCGTATCCAGGCCGTAACGACGCTCAACCGCCTTGATGCTGTCGCCAGCACGAACGATGAAGCATGTCGCGTCATCTCCGAACCTAGCCACGTCGATGCCCATCACCACGGGCGTTCCGAATGCTGGCTCCCGTGCCTGAGCAATATCGACCAGGGCGCTTTCAATAAGCTGGTTGATGCCCGGTTCATCGAACGAACACTCGTATTCGCGTTGATACTCGCTGTCCGACATCGTCAGGCGGGCCGCGGCCAGTTCCTCTTCTGCCAGCAAATGTGTCTGACTGGCCTTGAGCTGTAGCGTGAACCAATCGTCCGATTTCTGGGCGTTACGCCAGATTTCGTAGAACCCATCGCGGCCTTTAGGCGTTCCGATGAACGTTGCCCATCCAAGCCGGTCAGATAGTGCAGGCCGCAGCACTTCAGACCACATCGACGGCTTCATGTCCGCGTATTCATCGAGACAAACGCCGTCCAAGTAGATCCCGCGCAGGCTATCGGGGTTGTCGGCACCGTAAAGCCTGAGCCTGCCGCCATTGGGATAGTCCACTCTTAGTTCGGATTCGTTGATCTTGGCGCCGTACTCAAGCAGGGGAACTGCGCCGTCCTTGACGTACTGCCAGGCGACATCCTTGGCCTGCTTGTAGAGCGGTGCGATGTAGGCAAACCGGGGGTTTGGCCTTGTGCACATCAGTGCGGCACGCTCTAGTTGGCGGATGGAAGCGACCGTTTTGCCGCAACGTCGATGGGCAACGATGCAGGACCACCGCTTTTCTGACTCGTGGTAGGGTTTGAAGTGGGATCTTGGCTTATACGGCAGCTTAATCAGCGCCATTATCGCCGATCCATGTGATGTTGATATTGGTGATGGAACGGTTGTCGTTTTCTGTCTTGGCCTTGTCTACTATGAGACCGTGCATTTTAGCGAGGCCCATGACGGCCTGGATGGCGGCTGATGCCTGCTCCTTATCGCGGGCAAGGGTGCGGTCATCCATGAGCATTTTGGTCAGGCTGTCGATGGTGATGTTGTTGCGTTCACGGGATTCCGCCTGCAGTTCATCGATCCTTTTGGCCACCTTTTGGTTTTTGAGCAACAGGCAAGATTGAGTCCAGATAACCTCGTCTGTGCTGTTTTGGCAGTCGTATGATCTACGGTATGCGTCTGATGCAATGCCGGTTTCCACGTATGCCAAAGCGAAGGCTTCCTGTTTCTTGGTCAGGCGCCTTGTGTCCTTTCTGGGCTGGCGGGGCTGGTCTGAACCGTCAGGCATTGTCTTCTCCGTAGGCCTCTAGCTCGTAGGGGTTTTCGCGATAACCGTACCTTACGAGCCAGTAGAGATATTGGACGCTAAACCTGACCGGGCCGTCCCGGTTGATTTGTTCGATGTGAACCAGTTCATGGCGGCGAAACTCTTCGTTATTGGCCCAGCCGTTGAGATAGTAGATCGATCTCCATGGCATGACGATGCCGGCTAATTTGAAGGTACGCAGAAACCAGGTCCATGGCCAATAGGCCTTTACGAACCTGTGGCCCATGGGTCCTTGCTGAGTTCGGCGATAAGCTTGCGGGTCATGGCGTTGGCATCGTCTTCGATCTTGCGGATTTGTTCCTTGGTGAGCTGTTGGGTGCGTTGCTCACGCCAGTCGGCAAGCGTTGGCGGTCCTTTGTAGACCGTTGCGGCTCTGCCGTCTGGCGCAATGAAGTCACCCATCTTTTGGAGTTCGACCGGCTTGTTGCGTTTTTTATCCTGCATTTTTGGCAGGGGCAGGGTTTGCCATGGGCCGCGGGCAACGGGACGATCGATCAGATGTTGGATAAGCGGCCGCGCTTTGTCTGCCGGGAACTCGTTGGCTATCTGGATGATCTGATCGACGAGGGTCATTTTAGGATTCGATCCTGATCGAGGGCGGGCAGACTGTCATGGCGTTAAATTGTTCATCGCTTAGGGGTTCTGACGACTTGACGCTTAGCGGGTAGATGGCGCGTTCCATGGCTTCTGCCTGCATTACATCCCAGGCTTTGACCAATGCGCTGGCATGTTCGCGGACCCCTTCAAGAACGCTTCCGTGCTCTGCATCCACGTCCCGCTGGCTAGCCAACCATTCTTTGTAATGGTTGGCTATGCGGTGTTCCGCCGGGTCTGTCCGGTCATCGAAGGCTTCGCCAATCCCTTCGTGCATCAGAACCCGGTGCGTGGCCGCCATGATGTCGTCCTTGACCAGTCGGCGTTCGAACTCGATCGTGCGGAAGACCTCTTCAGCGATCTTTTCAGCTAGCTTGGTCATGTGATTTTCTCGATCCCCTGAATGTCAGCCAGTGTAACGCCTTTGTGCGGGTCTGGCCAAGGGTTTGAGGGTGATGTCAACGGTCCGTTTCGGCGCTTTGATCCAGTCTGTAGCCGGTCGGTTCGCGATTGGCTGATGGGGTCGCGCATGGCTCTGGCGATCAATCTAGGCTTATCGCCCGACATAGGCCGCAGCAGCCGACAGGGCGGCAATCTCGGTCATTCCGATGCGCAAGTATGGAACATCGATGCCAAAAGCCTTCAGGCAGCCGATTGTCACCATTACCAATGCAGCTATGGATACCGCCGCTTTAACGCCACCGATGATCTGAGCTGTGTTGACGTTTGCGTTCATTTCCGGCTCCTGCCGATGAGGATGGCGACGGTTTCGACTAGGGCAATCAGGCAGACGGCAACGACGAAAAACACAAGTAGCAGCTCTGGATTACTGCTCATTGCCGCATATGCGCTTTCGATTCCGGCAATTGCCTTGGTGCTGTCCACGTCCTGCCCGATTTATCTTGCAGTGTGTCTTTGTTGTTCCGGTGGCGTCTGCGTTTGTGATTGCGTCGGATGGTGTCGCGTACGCAAAAAGGCCGGTGAAGCACTCGCGATGCTTCCCGGCCATCCGTGTTTCGGGAACTATATACTTGACGGAACACTCCCGTCAGCGTATTGTGGGGTCAATCAAAGCAACTGGTTGATCCCACATGCCTTTCAACATTACCGATCCCGTATTTTCTGACGAAGCCAAAGCCCGCGCGTTTTTCGAAAAACAGCGCTGGCCCAATGGCCCCCAATGTCCTTTCTGCGGAGAAACTGAAAACGTCACGCGGCTCGGCGGTAAAGCCGGTGCCGAAGGGCGTTTGCATTGTCGTTCCTGCCGCAAGAAGTTCTCCGTGACAGTCGGAACCGTCATGGAACGCTCGCACATTCCCTTGACCAAGTGGCTCATGACCTTCCGGCTCATGGCTTCCAGCAAGAAGGGCGTCTCGGCCCATCAGGTCCACCGTATGCTCGGCGTGACCTACAAGACCGCTTGGTTTCTGTGCCATCGTGTCCGTGAAGCTATGGGCCTGCCCAAATCGACCGAACCCATCGGCGGCAAGGGAAAGACCGTCGAAGCTGATGAAACTTTCGTCGGCGGCAAAGCCAAGAACGTTCATCGTGGCAAGCCTATTCCTCCCAAGCGTCCCGTCGTGGCCTTGGTCGAACGCGGAGGCGAAGTTCGCGCCCGTCACGTTGCCGACGTGACCGCCAAGTCTATCCGCTCTGTCATCGTCACCCAGGCCAGCCGCGACAGCAATCTCAGCACCGACGAAAGCTTGACCTACTACTGGCTTGGTCGCGAGTTCGAAAAGCATATGTCGGTCAACCATTCCGCTGGTGAATACGTTCGCGGCGAAGCCACCACGAACACGATTGAGTCGTTCTTCGCTATCATCAAACGCCAGATGTACGGGACGCATCACGCGGTGTCCGAAGCCCACTTGCAGCGCTACGTCAACGAGATCGCCTTCAAGTGGAACAACCGCGCCAAGCTGGGCATCAATGATGAAGCCCGCACCAACGCCGCGATCCGAGGATCAACCGGAAAACGCCTGACCTATCGGCGGACTGACAACGCCGCAAACGCCTAAGCAGAAGGCAAGACACTTCATATTGTGGCGCAAAAAGCGAAACAGCACAAAGCCTTGACTCACAACTGAGCTTGTCTTCCACTCCTAACGACGGCGCGAATCGATGGGCCGTCAGGGTTGCCCCCCTGACGGCCCTAGACTTCGCGTCCCCGCACAGGTTGAGCCGAGCGCGGGAACAAGCGACAGACAAGATAAGTGTAAGCGTAACGACGCTGCGGTCAATAGCTCGGCTCCTTTCAATCTGCGCCATCGTGCGCATCAGAAGGAGACTGGCAATGCCGGTTAAACCTACACCGCCAATGACGGCGGAACTTGCCGTCAAAGCCCTCACACTCGTGAAGGTTTGCGGCCTAAAGCAACACCAAGCTGCTGCGATTCTCGGCCTAAACCAAGGCCGAATTAGCGAAGTGATCACCGGAAAGCGTTATCCAGGCGCCAAGCCTATGCCGCCTGATCAACTCTCCTTCAACATCTGACCTTTAGCGCCGTCCTTGCCTTTTGCCTTTT